GCAGGAGTCAATGCATAAACTTCATTCTCATTCATGTTATTTGATTTGGTTGGTTATTGGTTTCTACTTTCTTTTAACTAACAATGGAGACTTTATACTGGGCTTGATTAGTTGTAAACAGATTTAAACCGGAGCAGATTGATGGTGATCCGTGGTTGGCGGTTATTGGTCGGATATTGCTCCCCTATATAGGGGCCAATAATCTTTTCTTTGTATAAGTTGTTGCAATGCATATCCATGGGAAGAAATGGAAAGTAGGTTATTGGTGTTATTGGACTATTGGCCATATTACTCGAAAAAAAAAGACTCTCATTTCCTTAAAATGCCAATAATGCCAATAGTCTAATATTTATATCTATAGGAAACCCTATTGGCCCAATACAAAGGCCAATAACTTATTGGACACTCATGCAATCAAACCCGGTAAAAGAAAAAGGGACCAAGGAATTTATCCCTGGTCCCTTTTTGTATGTTATTTGCGGTTGCCTGCGATAATTAACATCGTGATTACTGTCAGCCAAATAATCGCCGCGTATTCCAGATAGTTTTCGACTTTAGCTAGGTCAATCATACAACCTGGATGAGTTTCAGACCATTGAGTTGGGTCTTGTAGAACATGACCACGCGTTCGATTGGTTGCTTGGTTACGATTTTACCCTCAACCGCGGTAACCCATTCCTTGAAGGTCAGACCCTCCGGATTCTTCAGCAATTCCGCGTGGATAATTGCGCATTGAGGGGAGAGTTTGGTATCGACATTTTCAATACCGATAAACTTTGCTTTCTCCTTGCGAACTTTGACCTTGCAGTTGGAGACAATATAGTCTACAATCTGACCAATTTTCTCATCATTCTTTTTCTTCGAATTGATGATGGATGCGACGATCTGAGTTAGTTCTTCATTCATATACTTATTCTTCTTTCTTGTTTGGTTATGCTGATCTCATGATCAACAAAACAACTCTAGTGAAGAAATGGAAGATTGTACAACTATTTTTTTCATATATGTTCTGATCATATTCGGATGAATGCATTTATACCTAGTGATACAATGCATTGAGAATATCTGAAAAGTATCTTGTAGTATCTAAAAGCACATCATAGCTCACACATTTTTCCAATCCTACAAGGTACGCCGTCGTATTACCTCGCTCCGAGGTCTGACATTGTATAGCACCTGTACTCGGTTATTCAACATAGGACCTTGTAATACGGTATAATATTGTGTGAATCGGTAATCATCGTCACAGGATGTAGTACAATGGGCATTGTTCCTGGAAAAAAATGTAAGCTGTCATTGACCGGGCCAGGGGGGCGTCAAACCGCGGCCGCTCAAGATGCGCCTGCTAAGACGTTGGCGGAGGGAAACGGGAAGACTTTCATCTCTAGAGATGTATTGGCCAAGACCCAAGGCCAATAGGCTTCTCTATAGATATATTATTGAGGTTATTGGTGTATTGGCAACTTTCAAGGTACTTTGTTGAGCACGCAAAAGTGTCCAATATGCCAATAATGCCAATACTCTACTTATAGAACATATTGGCACACAAGCAAGAGCCAATAACTTGTTCCCTGTTTTTAACTTCAGTGTACACTGTTCACGTGCACTACTGTCTCAATGGATCGATTCCTAACCATATTTATGGTTTTGTAGATAAAAGAATCCTCTATAGTATGGATGAAGCCTACGCTGGCCAGTACGAGCCATGCGTCTTGTTTGGAGTCACTTCAATCCCAAGCCGAGCTCTGCATTTCTCTATCATGTGTGAGTCAGGAGCTCAGTGGGCACGGATCCCTATCCACATGCTAAGGCACGATACTCCTTTAGCACCTGAGCATCCCCTGTCTGATCTTCAGATGTGGGACGCGCATGGCTGGGATTTTTCAATTGTGCAGTATGAGTATCTTAGGGAAATGGGTTGCCAGTATAGAAAGCGCGACGGTTCTCTAGTCGAAGCCAGTTACTGGTTTACCCTTGACAATACCGATAACGGCTACTCTCAGTATCCGCCAGAACATAAGTGCTTCCATGTGCTTCTGTTAGAGGATGGATCAGGGCAGATTGCTGCAATGCCTAACAACCGGATTGTTTGGCGTGATGATTCATGGGTAAAACCCGGTCACAAGTTTGATTACAAGGTTATGTCTTCTGACACATGGCACGCTGAAAAAGGTCGTAATGCCCAAGACACCGCATTCACTAAAGATTAGTGTTTACAATAGATCTCACGGAGTGTAACCTTTTGTATTCGAATGGCAAGCATCAAAGAAATTCGGCAGCAAGTTAATAAGCTTTGTAGAGACGAGAACTACGATCCTTTGCGCGAGATGATTCTCCTTGCTAAGGAGCCCACGACCCCTTTAGATCACCGGGTTACGCTTCACAAAGAGCTTGCCCAGTACGTTGCTCCAAAACTTAAGTCTGTTGAACTGACGGCTGAGGTTAACGGAGGTATCCAAGTTAATGTTCTCAAGTATACTGATATGATTGCCGGTGAGGTAATCAAGCAAGCAATTGAGGACGAGGATGACGATGAAACAGAGCGCGCGTACTAATGTCTGTCATCAACATTCCGCATAACTGGAAACCGCGTCCTTATCAGGAAAAACTCTGGAACTACCTAGAGAACGGCGGTACACGGGCCGTGGCTGTCTGGCATCGACGCGCGGGCAAAGATCTTCTTTCTATTAATTGGACCTTGTCATCAATGATGCAGCGGCGAGGTCTTTATTGGCATTTGTTTCCTACATATCAGCAGGGGCGTAAGATTGTATGGGATGGATTTACTAGAGACGGTAGGGGGTTCTTAGACCACTTTCCCCCAGAACTGGTAGCAAACCGTAACAACACGGCCATGCGCGTTGAGTTGAAGACGGGTTCTATCTACCAAGTGGTTGGCACCGATAACTGTGATGCACTTGTCGGTGCCAACCCGGTGGGGGTAGTTTTCTCTGAGTACAGTCTTCAAGACCCTAAAGCCTGGGATCTTATTCGACCTATCTTGGCAGAAAATGGTGGGTGGGCATTGTTTATCTTCACGGCTCGTGGTCGTAACCATGGATACGACTTGGTAAACATGGCTAAGAGTAACGCCAAGTGGTTTTGTGAGGTCTTGTCAGTTGACAAGACAGGTGCCATTCCTATGTCTGTTGTTGATGATGAGCGCGCCTCTGGCATGCCTGAAGAACTAATCCAACAGGAATACTTTTGTTCTTTTGACGCGCCCCTTGTCGGAGCCTACTACGGTGATGGTATGTCTAAGGCACTTCAAGAGAAGCGCATTACCAAGGTACCTTGGGAACCAAGAATCCCCGTATCTACTGCTTGGGATTTGGGCATTGGTGATTCTACAGCTATCTGGTTTTTCCAAGTCTTTGGCCACGAGATTCGGATCATTGACTTTTATGAAAACAATGGTGAGGGTCTTCCGCACTATATTAAACATTTAAAAGAAAAAGACTACGTGTACGATAAGCACTATGCACCACACGACATCGAAGTAAGAGAGTTGACTAGTGGCAAGTCTCGTATTGAGGTTGCCCGCAGTCTTGGTATTAAATTCACGGTAGTCAAGCAACACGCCATTGAAGACGGCATTGATTGTGTACGAAATATCTTTAACCGCTGCTGGTTTGATAGTGAACGCTGTGAACGAGGAATCGAGGCACTTCGGCAGTATCGAAAAGACTTTGATGAAAAAAAGCGTGTATTTCGTGATAAACCATTGCATGATTGGAGCAGTCACGCGGCCGACGCCTTTCGCTACCTAGCATGGGGGTTGCGTAATAAACCAACAACAACAGAAAAACGTCAGCAGCATGCAATAGCTGATTACAACATATTCGACTAATATGGGTGGCAAAAACTCTTTCGCAAATCAGGTGTTTAATCCAGGCAATATTTGGGGTTGGAATAAACCTGCTCCTAAACCTGCTCCTAAGCCTACTCCTAAACCTGCTTCTGCTCCTGCCCCCATGACGGCACCTGCAGTTCCTTCAGAAAAAGCTG